CTTTATACGAGTCCGCAACTGCTTCATCAGCAATTACGATATCATCTCCCAATACAAGATAATCTTGGAAATGAGGACGATTGACCCGCATAGCTGCTACGTACACCAGAAAATGGTGGACCAGAGCTAACGAAGCCCATGAAGATAGGGCTCCCATTGGTTGCCCTCTAGTATATCGCACAAAGAACCTAACCTTCTCAATACGAGGAGGATTGGTAAAAGGAACTACTCTTGATTCTATAGTATTCGGAGAGAAACTATATTTATAGTCTATCTCCGCTACATAATCTCGATCCACTAAAACATCCATCCATGCTTTCACAATCTTATCCCCATTGGGACCAAAAAATGGTTTCAATACAGCTAAATAAAGCTGTTGAGGGATTAGATCGGTTGCTGACTTCAGATCAAACGAAGCGATATAAGAATATCCTTTGTCTTGGAAGGCTTTCACCTTACCAAGTTGATCGAAAGTAGCATCGCATGGGAATGTTTTAAGGATTTCGAATAAAGAATCATGCACTGGTTTTAAAAACCATTGCGTAAAGTAATCCACAATAGCGAATACTCTCACTTTCCCTGCGGATTCATATTTAAATGACAATTTACCTAATTTAAGCTGCTGTATGTTTTCATACGTAGGCTTAAAGTTTAATACTCTTGTAATATACTTAGGTAATTTAAAACGTGAAGGTGAAACACCGTGTAACTTAGGATCTGAAGGTATGAAATAATTTCTATCTTCAGCTAAGGCACCGGTTCTCCACATTACGTCTTCCATCCAATGTAACGCTTTGTAAGGATATTTAGTCTGATCTAAATTTAGTTCAGCTAATAATCTAACATAACGTACCAAAGGAGATCGAACGTCTAAAGCATAATGCAATAGACTATCTAAACCAGCCCCTAAAAAGGAAATGGTAGAATTCGGTCCCGAAGTAAGAGTTACAGGAATATTTAAAACAGAAGGAATTGTCCTTATATATTTCATCCCAGGTACAAGTGAATCTTTAAAAAAGCGTTCAGCAGCCTGATCTAAACGTAACAGTGTTTTTGAAGAAAATTTCGCTTTAGGAGCTACAATTGTAGCTAATGAAGGAGATTTATATTCAGCAACAAACCCTTTATAAGAATATAAGAGAGTAATCAGAACCCTTGTTAAGGGAACCGATTTCTGTCGAAGTATCAAACGTAGAGGATAGGGTAAAGAAGCTGGTAAACCAGCTTTCAATCTAATCCGCAGACCTAACGCCTGAGTAGAAGTCACTTTCTCACCACCAAGGTATTTTAATACTACGATGGTTGAAATTTTCATTCTAAGAATAGTGGTAGCCATACCATTATCTTTAATGATACGACTGTAATGTTTTGCTAATTTGTAAATGGAACGAGTAATTAATTTACTCGGTTTAAGGTTCAACCAACTTATTATATGTTTATAATAAATTGGCAGAAAGCTATCTGGGTTTCCCCGGATATCGATCATCGAATCTCGAACTTTCCAGAATGGATTAGTATTAAACAGAAACTCTTTTAAAACTGCCCGTTTGGGAGTTTTATCTTTAGGATCTGGAAATTTCCGAGTTATTGACTCGGGAGTATCTCGTGGAGTTGCTAACACTTCAATCAAACTCTCGTTTGAAAGCATAACTCGAAGCATTTTCATGTACTCCGAATTAGTTAGATATAACAATTCGTCAGAGTTAGCGGGATCACGAATAACGTAACCACGTTGTTTATGTTCATTCCAAGAGATTTCTCTTGAAAGATCATAAGAAGACCGTTGAAGTAAAAGTAAAGAAGTTTTCATTTATATAATCGATGAATACCACATCTGTGGCCAAACTCGTACTATATGAAGGATAAAACGGATTTACATATACTAAAAGCACTCCTCTCCTTTTTACGAAAGTAAAGAAAGACAATTGCTCGAAGTTTTGGCGTACTCCGTTAATCTATAACGTGATACCATATACCACAGGTCAATAATTCTAGAGGTAGTTATGTATTCCTACATAGCCCTTACCATACTAAGACGGTGTTAATCGTCCCAATATATGATAAAGGATTATTGAACCATTGTAACTGATAGGTCTTAAGAAAAGAAATAACTATCTAATATAGTTAGCCTAAAAGTTATATAGAGGGTATCACGAACACAATATAGATATAGAGCGTTTGTCAATCAATTCCCATAACAAATTC